AAAGTTGCGCCCTTATCATCATTACGTCATAATACTAGGGTACTGTCAAGAAATAAATTTCATACTCCATCGGGGGGAGCGTGAGAAGCAACCTAGAGACAGGTAAGATAGGTGAACATATTTGTATGGTCACGCTCATGAAGATGGGCGTGGCGTGCGAAATAGTAAACCTTGAGACAATGGATATCGTGGCTCATATCGATGAGCAGATGCTTCGTATACAGGTAAAGACAAGCGTTCTAAAGAGAAACAGAAAAGAGCGGCCCGGGGGCGGGACGCCAGGGTATCAGTTCTCTACAGCGTATAGCGGACAGAAAAAACCGCTCACCAGTTCACACTGTGACATAATAGCCTTTGTGGCATTTGAGGCGGAAAAGGTTTTGTTCATGCCTGTCTCGTGTTTAAAGGGCGCGATAACAAAAAGGTTTCCGCCCTCAAAGTTCGACAAAGAAGGTTTGGAAGCGCGGTCTTGGCAACACTGCCTAGACTGTATTTTTTTGACCAATTGAGCCAATGCCCATTGTGGCGTGGCCCTCCTGATAATTACCCTCGCGCCATTCTTTATTTACCCACCGCGATATCTGTTGGCGAATGTTTCTGTCTTCAGCGTCACATATTTTGCGAAGCTTATTATATGTAGTAATATCAATCCCAACTGATTTATACTTAGTCGTATCAGTCACTTTAACCTCCAAAAAGTAAGGGCACAACATGGCATATTCTAACATACCGTATGGGAGACGCAACAAATACCGCGCCAAGAAGACCGAGTTCATGGGCATGATGTTTGACAGCAAATGGGAAGCGGAGCGATATGGTCAGCTATATAAGAAATTTGAGAAGGGCGAGATAGAAGACTTGGAGCGTCAGGTTCGATTCAACATTGTCGTCAACGGCCATAAAATTTGTGCATACATAGCTGACTACACCTACTTTGAGCGCGATGAAGACGGCGAAAGGCATTTTGTTGTCGAAGATGCGAAGGGCGTGGAAACCGCAGAATTCCGCCTAAAAAAGAAACTCATGCTTGCCGCTAACGACATAGAAATCAAAGTTTCTAAAAAAAAATAACAAAAAAGTGAAAATAAATCTTGCAATTAGTTTCTACCTGCCCTAGATAAGTAGCATGGGAGTAACGACCCCACTTGAAATGTAACACTTTAGGAGGGCAGATATGCCAACAGACGTTATGTCTGTGTCTGCCGCATCTGTTGCAGAGCTTTATATGTTCATGAAGCAACTGGAACAGGATGTGGTTGAGGCACAGGAAAAAATCAAAGCAGTTAAGAGCGAGCTTGAGGCTCGCTATCTTGACCGCGCACAAAACTCTCTTCGCCAACATGGAAAAGATTTTGGTGCAGTTACCGTTCAAGACGGTATGCACAAGGTAAAGTTTAATCTGCGGAAGCGTGTGGAGTGGGATGAGGGTAAGCTTCTCAATGCTCTTAACAGCATGGATGAAGACACTGCTCGTCATTACGCTAAAGTAACCTACTCAATCCCAGAAGCTAAATACAGTACTGCGCCGCCTGAGATTCAAGCGCGGCTCAGTGATGCGCGTACCGTGCATCTGCAAGGGATTAGTGTCTCAATCGAAGAGGATGACGATGCTTAATATTATCACAGCCGAACAGCGGCTAAACGAAAAGAAAGGCCACAAGCTAGTTGTGTGTGGTCAGTCAGGGGTGGGCAAGACTTCTCTTGCTCGTACCCTCGACACCTCAAAGACCCTGTTCATGGACTTGGAAGCGGGTGACGCGGCTATCGAAGGTGTAGCTATTGATGTTATTCGTCCGCGCACATGGACAGAGTGTCGTGACTTTGCGGTGTTTCTTGGTGGGCCAAACCCGTCTCTGGGTGAGGATGCTATCTACAGTCAGGCTCATTATGATTATGTGTGCCAGACATACGGCGACCCATCTGAGGTTCTCGCAAAGTATGACACAATCTTTGTGGACTCTATCACTGTGGCAGGGCGGCTGTGCTTTACGCATTGTCAGAACCAGCCAGAGTGTAAGTCAGAACGTACCGGCAAGCTGGACACCCGTGCGGCTTACGGTATGCAAGGGCGGGAAATGATGTCATGGCTGTCTCATCTTCAGCACATCCGCGACAAGAATGTAATCTTTGTTGGCATTCTGGATGAGAAGACTGATGAGTATGGTCGTCAGACTTATGACCTTCAGATTGAAGGCTCTAAGACAGGTCGTGAACTTCCTGGCATTGTGGATGAAGTTATCACTATGGCAATCATGTCAGATGAAAACGGAGCCCCATATCGCGCCTTTGTTTGTCAAACGCTGAACCAGTGGGGATACCCTGCAAAGGACCGTTCTGGTCGGCTTGATGTGCTAGAAGAGCCACACCTCGGTAAACTTCTGGAAAAAATGAGTGGTGGCACACCACAAAATGAACGTCCTATGGACTTTGTAAACCCTAGTGAAATGGAGCAAGCGGATGCTTAATCTTAATCAAGTACAATCTGGTAGCGAACAGGCACCTCTGGAACTTATTCCTGACAAGACACCTGTACGCGTAATTATTAATCTTCTGGGCGGTGATACTGAAGTGCCTGAGTTCGGTCAAGGACACCTGTTCAAGACTGCGGCCTCTGGTTCAATCTACTGCCCTATCGAGTTCACCATTATTGGTGGTCAGTTTGACAAGCGGCGCGTCTGGCACAATCTGTTTGTGCATGGACCAAAGTTGGATGCTAACGGCGTGTCTGTTGCGCGTAATATCGGCCTTGAAACGCTACGGCGTATGGTTGATAGCATCCACAACTTGAAGGGCGCCGATATGTCAGCAGAGGCCCAGCAAAAGCGAAATATTGCTGGCGTACAGGCTCTACAAGGTCAGGAATTGTCCATTCTGGTGGGGGTAGAGCCAGCGCAAAACGGTTACGATGCGCGTAACAAAATGACTGTTGTTCTGACACCAGACAATAGTGATTATGTTGGCCCATCTGGTAACGCGGGAAACGTGGCGGCGGCTCCGGCTCCGACACAGCCAATGGCACCCGCGACCGCCGCAAGCGCACCATCTGCACCTACAGTAACGGCAACGGCTGGTGTCGTTCCGGCGTGGGCGCAGAAGTAAAGTAGTGGGCGGCGAGGTTTTTTGTTTGTTTTCCCCTCGCCGCTCACGCACCAAATAATTTTCTGGAAGTCAGGATTACGGTGAAAACTGTGCGTCTCCAGAGATAGAGAAGGGATAGTCCAATTGCCGCGTGAAGGCTACCAAACTACCTTTCTTGCCTAAGAAGGGCCCGATATCGTTGTTGGGTCGGGCCCTTCTTTCCTTAATCTCCAACAACAGCGAAAGGGCCGCCACAAACGGAAAGGCGGTTGAAGGTAAGTAATATGGACTTAACGTCTATCACATCTAAGCAGCGCAAGCTGTCATCTGAGTCTTCAACAGAGGACCAGATTTCTACACTGAAGTCTCTGATTAAAAACCCACCACAGAATAGTCGTGTGGTTGAGTTTACCCCAGAGATTGCAGAATACATCCTTACTCACTTGAACGTAAATAATCGTCCGCGCAAAACGAACAAGATTATCGAGTACAAGCGGGACATGCAGAATGATAACTGGTCACTGACCGGCGAGACTGTAAAGTTTGGTACTGACGGCTTCCTCAAGGACGGCCAGAACCGTCTGGCGGCTTGTATGCAAGCTGGTGTACCATTTACGACCCATGCCATTTTCGGTATTGACCCGAACACATTTCATCACATGGACACGGGTAAGAACCGTGGCGCAGATGACGTTCTGGCAATCATGGGCGTGACCAATGCTCGGAAAATTGCTCAGACCATTAAGTTTCTTATTAATTGGGGAAAGGGCAAAACAAATACTGCTGGCGCGGCTGATAATCAGGAAATTAAAGATGCTTATTTAAATAAGTATTCTCCTGAGTTGTTACAGGAGAGTGTGTCATGGGCGCAGAAGGTTTACGCCTATACGCGGTATCCTGTTGGTCATATCGCCGCGACATTCTATGATTGTGTCGAGCTTGGGTATCGTGAAGAAGCAGAGCAGTTCTTTGTCGCCATGATGAATGGTACTGGTAAGGTCAATAGCGGCCCTGTGAAGCTGATGAAGCATATTAATCAGATGCGGAATAATCGTCAGCACATCAGTTCGCACGATTATACCGTGCTCTTGAGTCGTGCAATTCATTGTTATATTAATGGTAAGACAATGAAGAACGAATACTTGAATGTGACTTTGGCTGATAAGCGTATGCCCATTAAGCTGAAGTAACCGAACAAAGGCGTACTAACGGCAATCCTAAAGTGTTAAAGGTCGTTAGCTCGTTTGGGTGGCACGAGTGCCGTAAAGCCACCCACCCTTGCATCTAAGTAGGATTTGAGATGCTTTACAACAACGACTTCAGCCACGACCTGTTAGTAGGTCAGGTAGCCGAACAATTCTTAGGCGACTTGCTCCAGAACAAAAAGGTCGAAGTAAAACATGACAAGATAGCCCATAAGTCTGGGCGCGTGTTTGTTGAATTTGAATGCCGCGGTAAACCATCGGGCATCACAACAACGCAATCAGATTTTTGGGCTTTTGTTTTGGCAACAGGTGTGGTCATAATCATATCTAAGGAGCGTCTTATCCTCTTGTGCAATGACCAGTATAACAATGGCAATGTAATCAAGGGCGGTGACAGAAACGCTTCTAAGGGCTTTTTGATTAACTTAGACGATTTATTAAAGGCGCAGTTCGATGGTTGATAGCGAAAGATTAATAGACTTAAGAAGAAAAGAAAATCTTAAGAAGATGCGCCAGTGGGAAGAGATTTGCCCAGATGGGTTTGTTGACGCAAACATTAAAGAAAACATGACGGGCAAGCATGAACCGCGTGAAAAGGTGCAAGAGCATGCAGGGGGCGGAAGCTCTCTGGAGGAAATACTGTGAGGGTGGAAATCAATCTCGTTCTGTTCTTTCCGAAGGGCACAAGCCCGAAGAAGATTGACGGCTTTCTGAGCGTCAGTGAGGCTGCTGATGATGATGAAGTTATGGAAGCAATGGGTGAGTTTGTAGAGTTGGTCACAGAAGAGTATATGGATACATTTACATCTGGCGTGGCGCAAATGATGGTGGGGGCAGATGAGTTGTATCACATCTCGTTTGCAAATCCACAGATGGAAAATGAAGGCGCAAACTTATGCAACATGATAATACCGGACGATATATCAGTCCATTAGAAGAGCAAGACAACCTGGCCAATATGGCGCGTTGTTTCGGTAATATAGGCTGGGAAAAGCGGCTGTGTGACCTGACAAAGGAAGAGGTGTTGGGTATTGTCGCATACATCCAAAAGATGAGGGAGATTAGAGATGAGTTCACAGAGCAAGGGCTTTTTGAATTTGAACAGAGTGTCGCCGGTCCTGACACCAAGGACGACCTCAACGACCCCATACCATTCTGATGCTATCGAGCTTATCGCCTACAATATAGACAAGGCTATTTGCGACAAGAATGATGAGCAGCCGAAACGAAAGTATCTCGGCGGCTCGTCTCTCGGAAGCGCGTGTTCTCGTCAAGTTCAGTATCGGTATATGCAAACGCCGCCGGATGAAGATAAAGAGTTTCCAGCGCGGACGTTACGCATCTTTGACATGGGCCATTTCATCGAAGACCTGATTGCTGGCTATCTGAGGGGCGCAGGGTTCGAGTTGAAGACCCATGACTCACAAGGCAAGCAATTCGGGTTCGCGGTAGCTGACGAACAAATTAAGGGCCATATTGACGGCGTGATTTGTTCGGGTCCGGTTCCGATGCACTACCCGTTCTTGTGGGAATGTAAGTCAGCCAACAGCAAAAAGTTCGGTGAATTTGTTCGCAAAGGTGTGGCGGAAGCAAATCCTGTTTACGCGGCTCAGATAGCTTTGTACCAGGCGTACATGGACCTAACAGAAAATCCGGCCTTGTTCACAGTTATGAATAAGGATACAAGTGAGATTTATTACGAGCTCGTTCCGTTTGATAAAGACTTAGCGCAACGGACAAGTGACAAGGGGGTAGAGATATTGAGGGCAACAAAAGCAAATGAAATGTTACCGCGTATTGCAGCGAACAAAGATTATTTTGCTTGCAAGTGGTGTGAATTTAAGGAAACCTGTTGGTCATAAAAAAAGAGGCCGCCAGTTAATGCCTGAGCGACCTCTTTAGTGAAACGAAACCAACGGAAAGGAAAACGTAGTCTCAAGGTACAATATAATGAGTGTTATAAGGTTTGACAATACTAAATCTGGTACGGCGCATGATTTGGTAGAAAAGATTAGCCGTGAGGTTCCTCGCTCAGTACAGGTCGATGTGCTGTTGGAAACCTATCCTAATGGCAAGGTTCGGGGGCATGATTTTCTGCTCGGCTCACTGTCTGGTGAAGCTGGCGAGAGTTTGAAAATTGATATCAATCCAAACAGTCCACACTTTATGCGCGGTCAGGACTTTAATGGCGGCGAAGGTGTAGGTGGTATCGTCAAAATTCTGATGGCGGCACGCGGTATGCGCCTGCCACAAATTAAAGAATTGTTCGGGTCTTACCTGTCAGATGAGCAACTAAATTCAGTTGCACCAACGCCTAACTGGCGGACTGACGCAGGCATAAATCTGAACAATATTCCTATTCGTGCTTCAGTTGATGCGCCTACAGTTCAGGCTGAAACAACGCATGAGCGGGTAAAGATTACAGCGGACACGCCTCATAACGGGCAGTGGGATTATATCTCCCGTGATGGTGAGGTGTTGGTATCGGTGCGCCGATATGATGTTGACGGTAAGAAAGAGTTCCGTCCGTGGATTCCAGGTGTTGCGTATCCGAAAGCTCCTGATGTGCGGCCTTTGTATAATATCCCGAACATTTTATCTGGGCAGCAAGTTGTCTGGGTCGAGGGCGAAAAATGTGCGGAGGCTTTAATTCAATCGGGCATCACGGCAACCTGTACTCTGGGCGGGGCAGGCGCTTTAACCCGTAGGAACGTAGATAAGTTTGACTTCACGCCCCTGCGCGGTAAGGACTTGGTTATCTGGCCCGACAATGATGACGCGGGCAAGGGGCTCGCAGAAATTGTTCGGGAAGTTGCGCTCGCAGCAGAAGCGAATACCGTCACGATACTGCAACCGCCGTCTGGTAAACCCCCCAAATGGGATGCAGCAGACGCGATTGAAGAAGGTTTTAATGTCGAACAATTTATTACAGACGGTTCTCGTACCACTCACCGTAGTATCAATCTTCTTAATGATAGTCTTCTTGTCTCACGGTTTAGTGGTGCTGCGCCTGTCCAACAGTTTCTAGTTGATGGCACGTTTCCCTTAGGGGTGCCCATCATCTTTGCGGCGGCAGGCGACAGCGGCAAGGGCATGATGACCTTAGACTTGGCGATGAAGGTAGCGTCAGGCAGGCCATTACAGAACGCCTTTGGGGGCATTGTAAAAGAGTTTGGTGATGTTGTTATTTTCACTGCTGAAGACGATGAATCAGAAATGCACCGCCGCATTGAGCGGTTGGACGAGGCGGGG